TTGCCAAAGGCAAGATGAGCGCAGCATTCTGGGCCAACAAGGTCAAGTGGTAAACCATGCAAATTCAAATTTTGAACGGTATCTACGCCGATAACACGCCAGAGCTGCGCACCGCTTACCCGGTCAACATGGTGCCCGTGCCAAAGCAGTCCGGCATCAGCAATGGATTCCTACGCCCAGGCGACGGCCTAGTCTCCAACGGCACCGGCCCAGGCATCGACCGTGGCGGCATCGAGTGGAACGGCATCTGTTACCGTGTCATGGGCACCAGCCTAGTCCGCGTGGACAGCGACGGCACCGCGACCACCTTAGGCGACGTTGGTGGCCCCATTACCCAACTGGTAACAATGGACTACAGCTTTGATCTGCTGGCCATCGCCTCCGGTGGCCGTCTGTACTACTGGAACCCCATTGCGGCCACCCTGACGCAAGTCACCGATCCAGACCTTGGCATCGTGCTCGACGTGGTGTGGGTAGACGGCTACTTCATGACCACCGACGGCACCAGCCTGATCGTCACCGAGCTGACCGATCCGACCCAGGTCAACCCGCTTAAATACGGCGCCTCAGAAATCGACCCCGACCCAGTAGTCGCCTTGCTCAAGCTGCGCAATGAAATTTACGCCATGAATCGGCACACCATCGAGGTGTTCGACAACATAGGCGGCGACCTTTTCCCATTTGAGCGCATCGCCGGTGCACAGATTCAAAAGGGCGCTATCGGCACCCAAGGCTGCTGCGTCTACTTGGAGCGCATCGCCTTTTTGGGTGGTGGCCGCAACGAGGCACCCGGCATTTACGTTGGCGCAGCCGCAACTGCACAAAAGATCAGCACGCAGGAGATTGACAATCTGCTCCTGAACTACACCGAGGCGCAACTCGTACTGGTCAAGCTCGAAGCACGCAACGACAAGGCGCACGAGCATCTATACGTCCACCTGCCAGACCGCACCATAGTTTACGACGCATCCGCCTCCGAGGCTTTGGGCGATCAAGTCTGGTTCACCCTCACCACCAGCGTCGTCGGCTTTTCTCAATTCCGCGCCCGCAATATGGTCTGGTGTTACGACAAATGGCTTGTCGGCGATCCACAGTCCACCACCATCGGATACTTCGTGCAAGACACCGGCCACCATTGGGGCCAGCAAGTGCGCTGGGAATTCGGCACGATCATCACCTACAACGAAGGCAACGGCGCAATCTTCAACCGCCTCGAGCTGGTCAGCCTCACCGGCAGCGTGGCCATCGGAACTAACCCACAGATCAGCACCAGCTACAGCTTGGACGGAAAATCGTGGAGCCAAAACCGCAGCATCACCGTCGGCACCACAGGCAATACCGCCAAGCGCCTAGCCTGGTTCCAGCAAGGCCATATGCGCAACTGGCGCATCCAGCGATTCCAAGGCGATAGCGATGCGCACGTATCCTTCGCCCGCCTTGAGGCCCAGATCGAAGCATTGGCGTTCTGATGGCCACCGCACCCTATTCCCGCAAGCTAAACCTAACGCGCGACCAGCTCGCGCAGTTTCTGACCGACCAGCAACAGATCAGGCAGTTTGAATTGCTCTTTTCCGTTGCAGATGCGGCGCAGTACATCCCCGACGAAGTAAACGAGGCCAAGCTGGAAGCAGGCAGCGCCCAGACCACCGCAAACGATGCGCTGGCGCAGCTCACCCGCATAGCCAACGCGGTCCAACTGCTGGCAGCCGCGCCCGTCATCGAGAACAACAATTCCACCGTTACCGATTACCTGGACTTCAATGGTTCAGCCCCGCACGTCTCCCGCATCCGGCGCATGGCCTGGAACGAGATAGACCAGACCGTAGACCTTGGCATGGAATACGACGTGGTGCAGCAGATCGGCTTGGAGACCTACGCCCGCGTAGCTAACTTCACCGGCATTACCATTCCAAACGGCACCGTGGTGGGCTTTACCGGGGCCGTGCCGGACAGCGCGCTATCAGTGGCACCCTACCTAGCCAACGGCGCTACAAACACGCTCTACATCGTCGGCGTGATGACGCATGATCTGCCAGATTCAGGCGACAAAGGTTACTGTACAACTTGGGGCTTTGTGCGCGACGTAGACACCAGCGCATTTACTTTGGGTGACATTCTTTATGCCTCGCCTACCGTGGCCGGTGCGTTTACCAACGTCAAACCCACCGCGCCCAATAACGTGGTTCCAGTTGCCGCTGTGCTTCAAGTCGGCACTACCGACGGCGTTATCTTTGTGCGCCCGACCATCGAGCAGCAGATTTATTACGGCGAATTTACCAAGACAAACAGCCAAAGCCCGGCGGCCATAAACACAGCTTACGCGCTCACTTTCACCAATACCGAGATTGCAAACGGCGTCAGCATCGGCGGCACGACTTCGCAAATCATCATCGCCCAGGCCGGTCTCTATAACATCGCCTGCTCGGTGCAGATCACATCAACCAACTCGTCGCAGAAGTCCATTTGGGTTTGGCTTCGCAAGAACGGAACGACCGACATCCCCAACTCGGCCCGCGTCGCGTCCATTACACTGAACAATGGCTACTTAGTCGTAACGCTGAATGAGGTTGTATCCCTGCTGGCCGGTGACTTCATCGAGGTGATGTACGCAGCCAACAGCACAAACGTCAGCATTGCAACCGTGGCAGCCACCGCCTTCGCACCAGCAGCCCCAGCCGTTATTCTTGCCGTCACCCAAACCGAACAATAGGAGCACAAAGTGACCGTTACCGTCAAAGTCTTAATCCCAGCCAAGCAGGCCGAGGCCACCAATACCGTGCAGTACACCGCCGTGAACTGCAAAACCATCATTGATAAATTTACAGTTACCAACACCAGCGCGGGCAACGTCACATTCAGCGCCAACCTGGTCACAGGCGGCGGCAGCGTAGGCGCAGGCAACCTAATAATCGACACCCGCAGCATTTCGCCCGACGAGACTTACACTTGCCCCGAGCTGGTAGGCCAGGCGCTCGAAGCTGCTGGCGTTATCTCCACCATCGCCAGCGCAGCTACATCACTCACCATCCGCGCATCAGGCCGCGAAATCACTTAAAGGAGAACAGCATGGACAAATTTATGATGATGCCCAAGGGTTTTGTCGGCCTGCCAATGGAAGAAGAATTCATTACCGCAGCCGAGAACAAAAAGAACACCCAGATCGTGATCGACGACTGGATGCTTGGCCCTGAGAAACCCAGCAACGAGCCCACGGCAAACAAGGTTTACTGGGTTGCACTCGGCAAAGCCATGCAAGTGGACGAGAAAGAGGCCCGTCGCCGTCGCTGCTCAAACTGCGAATATTTTGATAATTCGACCATGACCCAGGCCAAGATGGAGCGCATCCCCCGCAATGACTGGGACACCGACGCCGGGTTCCGTGGCTACTGCGACAAATTCGACTTCATCTGCCATGACCTGCGCTCCTGCCAGGCGCAGGAAGAGCGCGAATGCGAGATGGATTGACCAAATGCCAATTTGTGAGAAAATCAAGCCGCTGAGTTCCAAAAGCTGCCAGCGGCTTGCCCTTCACAGGAGTGCCACATGAGCAACGTCACGATTCAGGAAGTTGAAAAGCAAGTGCCAGCAGCGCACATGCCAATCTATCGCCTGGAAGCCGAGCTGCTCAAGCTGCCACAGGTGGACATGCCAGTCGATCACGCATTCTGCAATGGCCTATACGCTCGCACCATGCACATCCCAGCAGGCACAGTTCTGACTGGCGCCATCCACAAAGAAGAATCCTTTTTCTTGGTTCGCAAGGGCGAGCTGATCGTTAGCACAGACAGCGGCCCCCGCACCATTGGCCCAGGCGATATGAGCGTTTCCAAGATTGGCACCAAGCGAGCTGGCATTACTTTGACCGACGTTGAAGTGACCACTTTTCACGCAAACCCAACCAACGAACAGGAACCGCAAGCGCTGTGGGACATGTTCACTATTCCAGCGCCAGCGCCAGCTCTTGAAACTGCACAGACAGCGCAATTGGAGAAATCAAAATGACATTCGGACTATCAGGCGCAGCAATCGCTGGACTTGCAGTTGGTGGCGCAACTCTTGTATC